GTCTTACAGATTCTGCATACGAAGCTGATGAACTTATCGAGGTTATTCACTGCTATCAACGCTTGGTTGATCCTGAAGATAGTTCTGAAGGTATTTATGAAACTGTTATACACAAGGACTTTGATGGCAACGAAGGATTAGGAGTGCCAAGCTATGCTAAGTTTAGTCTTATGAATGGCTACGAAGACTATCCTGTTGTAGTTACAAAGCTATCGGAGGACAGCAAACGCTTGTATGATACACAGACTATTCCTGATGTATTACGTGGCATTCAGCAGCAAGTAAAGGTAGAGCGAGACTCTCGCATTGACCGCAACAGCCTGGCTACGCTCCCACCAATTATGCACCCTGTAGGCAATGCGCCTAAAGACTGGGGACCCGGTAGATACATACCATACCGACGTAAGGGCGAGTTTGAGTTTGGTCCTACCCCAAACTTTAATCAAGGCTCCTTAGAAATGGAACAAACTATGGAGAGGCAAGCCAACGCAATGGTAGGATTAGATTTTCAAGACCCTATCAGCCAGATGCGTAGGCAGTTCCTAGTAGACAAGTTCTTGGCTCACTGTGCTGATGTTCTAAAACTAGCGTATCGTTGCTTCCAAAGGTTTGGACCAGACAGTATCTTCTTCCGAGTTACAGGTAGCCCAGACCCTCAGATATTTAACAAAGGTAATCCAGACGAAAACTTTGATATTTTAATTGACTATGATGTATTAAACTCTGATCCAGATGCTCAAGAAAATAAACTAAACCAGTTGGTTTCTCTAACACAGTTAGATGTAAATGGAAGAATTAGCATTGATCGTCTGCTTGAAGTAGCTGCTAGCAGCATTGACCCAACTCTTGCGGATGCAGTGTTGCAGCCAGCAGAAGAAGCCCAAGAGCAGATTGTTAAACAAGTTACAGATGACTTGACAAAAATCTTTGCAGGTATTGAAATGCCGGCTCGTCCAAATGGTGGTCAGATTGCATTGCAAGTTATTGAGCAATATGCGTCTCAGCCAGATGTAGCACAAAGAATAGAGCAAGATGAAGCATTCCGATCTAGAATGGAGAAATACCAAGGTCAATATGTATTTGCTATGCAACAAATGCAGAATGCTCAGATTGGCAGAATTGGCACAGACCCCGCGCAAATGGGTCAAGTGGATACTCAAAACATCTAGCATTTGTTTATTATTCTTAAACTCTAACTCAATGGCAGATAATAAAACACCAAGAGATTTTATAACTGTTCGTGCTCAAGAGTTAAGTGATAGAGCAGTTAAAGACCTTAACATGAGGCACGTGGGGTCAACTCTAGAAAAATATTTTGGCCCAAATCTGCCCTTAATTGCTGCTATGTTGGGTAATATTGATGTAGAAACTGGCGGAACTTTTGATTTTAGGCAAAAACAAAGAGGAGGCAATGGATATGGTTTATTCCAGTTTGACTTTCATCGTCCTTTTTATGAAGAGTTTCTTGAAGAAAATCAGCTACAAGATGGTGTTGATTCTCAAGTTAGATATACCTATGAAAACATTTATGGTAATAAACAGAATGTTTTAGGGGCAGGAAATGCAAAAGACCTGCGCGATTCATTTGCGTCAAAAACTGATCCTATTCAGCTTTCTGATGATTTTATGAATATATTCCTAGACCCAGGTAAACCTCATGTTGACAGGCGTAGAGAGGCTACTAGAATGTATTCATTAGCAATAACGCCAGCTAAATAATTTATGGAAGAAGATATTAAGACCCTAGCCAACTACGAGGCTTTTGCTCGTTTTATTTACTCTATTGAGATGGCGCGTGAAGAAGTTATTGCTGATATGGCAAACGCATCTACGGAAGTAATACAGCAGTTGAGTGGCCGTATTATAGCCTACGATGACATTCTAAAGATGGTAAACTGGGACGATCTTCGTGTTCGTCACAGTCAACAACTTGCATAGGGTGTTACAATAAATTTATCGCAATCATCCAGCGTATACGGATGGAAGAATTATGACAGAAGATCACTCAAGCGACATCGCCGAGTCGCCAACAAATCCGGTGGCAACAAACATATCAGTGTCCGAGCTTGCCGCTCGACGCTTAGGTGCTAGCCAAGCATCCGAACCAACAGAGGAAGTCGAACAGACTGAAGAAGTTGTAGAGGAAGCGGAAGTTGCATCAAATGAATCGGAAGAAACAGAAGAAACTGTAGAAGAATCAGAGGAGAGTTCTGAAACCAAAGCAGAGTCTGAAGTAACTTCTGAAGACGTTCTTTCACAGATTGACCTCGATGAAATGTCGGAGGAAGACCTTAGCGAGCTTGGTAAGAAGCTTGGCAGTAAAGCTGTTGAACGGTTTGGAAAACTAACCGCACAACGCAAAGCTGCTGAAGAAGAATTACAAAGGCTACGTGCAAGCATGGAAGCAGACTCTAGCAATCCACTCAGAGGAAATCAGCAAATCAAAAATAACCCCTATAGTAACATTGATACTATAGAAGGAATTAAAGATAAAGCTGATGAAATAAATGGGATTGTGGAGTGGGCTGAAGATGTATTGTTCAACGCTGATGGTTATGGTCCTGACGACGTAGTAACTGAAGTTGAAGGCAAGGAATTAACCAAGGCTGATATACGCAAGAGCTTGCTCAATGCGCGTAAGAGCCGGGATAAGTTTCTTCCTGCCCAACTAAATGTTTTGCAAGCCAAGGAGCAAGGCAAACAACTCAAAGGTGCTTTTGAACAAAGAGCACAAGAAGAATTGCCCTGGCTACAAGGTGAAGACAATGATACTCGCAAGCAATACGAGGCAATGATAAATGATCCACGCTTTATCGAACTAGAGGGCGCAGTTGCACCTGAAATTTCAGCACAACTTTCATATATCATGGCTCATGCTGCTAACAGTTTGTATGGTCGCAAGCCAGTTGTAGAATCAAAACAATCCGCTCGATTAAATCCACCTAAGCAACCAACTGGTGCAGGTGCTCAATCAGAACGGAAGGTAGATTCTAGGGTCAAGAAAGTAAACGAATATAAGAATCGATTCAATAAAACAGGCACAAAGAGTGATTTTGTAACTCTCAGAACCTTACAATTACAAAACCGATAAATTAATATACAATGTCATTCTCAAATACATTTGACACTACAAATCAGGGATCGGCTGTTTCTAACCGCGAAGACTTGACTGATGTCTTGACTATTCTTGCGCCTGAAGAAACTCCAATCCTTTCGTCTGCTAACAAACAGAAAGCTTCTGCTACTGTTGTTGAGTGGACTGTTGATACACTTGCGGCTCCCAGCACTGCTGGTATTTCCGAAGGTGCTGACGTAACTGCATTCACAGACAAGTTTGCTGGTCGTGCAAAACTCAACAATCGCATCCAAAAGTTCCGTCGTGACTACATGGTATCTGACATGCAAGAAGCTGTCGATTCTGTTGGCCCTGCTAAGATTGCTCAGGCTGAAGCCAAAGCTATCCGTGAACTCAAGCGTGACATTGAAGCTACAATCGCTGGAACTCAAGATTCAAGCGTAGAAAATGGTGCTGGAACACCTAACGCACTTCGCGGTCTTGGCGACTGGCTCGATTCTACTGGTCCTTCTGATGTTCCTTCTGATTTCCGTACACCTGCTGACAGCATCTACACAACTACTGAAGCTAATGCAGCTGAATTCAGCGAATCAGAACTTAACAACATCATCAGTTCTATCTTCCGTGTAACTGGTTCTGCAAACAACCTTATGCTTGTTGCTGACACTGGTCTACGCCGCGTAATAGCTGACTTCGCTCGTACAAGTGCAGGTGCAGCAGAACAAATTCGTTCTGTAAACTACGATGGTAACAGCGGTTCAATTAAGCTGTCCGTTGACCTCTATGAGTCCGATCACGGTGTTGTTTCAATCGTTAACCAAAACCCTGACTGTGCGCCTAACTTTGGCGGTAACACAACAACCGGTTCTGGTTATGTTGTAAATCCTGAGTACTACGGTGTTCACGAGCTTATCCCAATGGGATCAACTCGCCTTCCAAATCTTGGTGGTGGTGAGCGTGGTTTTGTTGATTGCGCTTTGACCCTCGGTGTTTATCACCCAGGCGCACACGGTGTTATTCAAGACGTAACCTAACCTTCAACTAAAGGAGATACAATACTATGGCTATTCCAACAGTAAACGAGGCTAATGGTGATTTCACTCACTATGCCGTTATTGATCACACTGATCTACAAAAATCAGGTTTTCTCTCTACAATTGGTGCTGCAAACCAAGTAAAAATTGCTACTATCCCTGCTGGGGGTGGAGTAGTTTATGCTGTAGCATACGAGGCTGAGGCATTCGCTGGAGCTACCGACATCACTCTTGATTTAGGTACAACCGCTGGCGATCCTGATGAGTTCATTGATGCGCTTGATGTAGACGGTATGTCTGCACCTGTTGCTAATACAGGTGAATCATTTGTTCAATCCGCAGGAAACACCACTATCGCTGGTGGCGCACTTCCTGTTAAACTTGTTCAAACTGCAACAGATGTTATCGCTGAAATCAACGGCACTCACGCTGATCTAACAGCGGGCAAACTGTTCATTGGATTAAAGATACTTGATCCAAGCAAATTTGTTAGCTAATTAAATCTGGTTGGGGGGTGCAAGCCCCCCGCCTTTTTAATATGGAAATAATTGTTCCCAAACTTAAACGCTACTCTGATGGCGAGATTGATCGTGCCTTTATGAAGGAGATCACAAACGGTTTTAAGTTAGAAAGACAAACCGAAAAACAAAGGGTTGCAGGTGCAGCCAAAGAAGCTCAAAAACTAAAGGGGACTACACACCCAACGCTTGGCAAACCAGTTGCCAGTATTCCACCAAGAGAATACTTTCGACTCGTTCAGAAGTATGGTCAAAAGACCGTGCATTCTAAAGAATTTTTGAAATATTACAACAAGAAGTTTCCTGAACTAAGCCCTAACAAAATATAATGCAGGACAGAACATATAGCGATTTACTATTTCTTATACAATCTTTAATTGGTGCGGGCAACCTGACGACAGAAGAACAGGGATCGATAGAGAGTTTTATCAACCGCAGGGCGCATGAAGCATTTGAAACCAGCCAAACGTGGCCTAGGTTTTTAGTAAGTTCTGAAGAAAGGACATTAGTTCTATATGAGCTATTGGGCGCAAGTTCTGCTACTAGCACATCGGTAAATGGACAATATAAATTTTTTGGTATTAACTCTGGAAGTTTTGAATCAGGGGGAGGATCAGCAACAGCTGATACAAATATTTACCAAAATACAAGTTCAACAACAACTTTTATTTATAAGAACTCATCTAACGCTTGGGTTGTTGCTACCAGTATTAGTCCAACTGACACAAGATCATCGGATGGAAAAATATCTCTTAATTCTTCAGGAACGGTTCAATTTACTGAAGCAGATACAACTAAAAATGATGCACTAGAAAATGTAACTACTTGGACGCCACGCACTGGTTCTAATCTTCTTTCGGTAGTTAAAAAATATATAGTTCCTTATGCTGAAGGAGGGGTGCTTACTACCGATTCTGCAAAGACAAATATTGGAGAATTTTTAAAAATTTATCGTAAACAGGCGTTTCTTAATGACTCAAGTTTAGAATATGATTTTTTTGTAGATTTTAACGGTGGCAACATTTTGAATATTGCAAACACAACTGACAATACAGCTTTTGTTACTTACAAAAAAGAACTACCTCAATATACAATTACTAGCACTGATATACCCGGTGAATGGTTTTTCTTTATAGCTCATGGAGCGTATGCTGACTTCCTACGCATGGAAGGAAGGACTGAGCAGAGCATAACTGAAGAGGGTGTAGCTCAAGGGTATCTAGCGCAGGAGCTAGAAAAAGTAGACAATATGTCTAACAATAATGTTTTTAGAAGGTTCTCAACTCACGGGACTAGACAATCAAGATAAAATATAATTATGGCAAAATCAAGAAACAACGCACTGGAGTTTAGCTCCGCAGGTTCAGTTCTAGCAACCGATAGTGATACTACTACAGGTAGCTTTGGAGCTATACAAATTTTACAGGATACCACTATGGGTGCTGTAGTATCTAGCAATGTGGATCAGACCACTCACTCTGCCGCTGCCTTTAGTGGAAAAACTTTTGGTGCTGGCACTATAATATACGGTCAATTTTCATCTGTTACTGTAACCAGTGGCTTAGTGCAACTACACAAGGTCTAATATGCATATTAGCCTTGACTCAGCACTGGGTCAGCAGCGTCGGCTGAACCAAGTAGGAGAGACTATCAGTTCGATAGCCGCTCCTACAGCAGCATATAGTCTCCGAAGTCTTACTGGTGGTGATCCTAAGGCCGTGCGTGTTCGCAGAGAAAGTGATAATCATGAGCAGGACTTTACAGTGTCTGAGGTATCTTCTGGTGCGTTGGTTAATTTCGTAAATGCTCAGGTGACAGCACCGCTGGATATACAAGAGTTAGACCCTTCTCCTCCTCCTGGACGCACAGCTAACTTTCTTATCGCTAAGGCTGCTTACTCACTTCGTAGTCTAGGGACACGTCAGGCTACCGTAGCGGCTACAGGAGATACCGTATCTCGTGCTAATGGTAAGTATGTATGCCAAGTACGAAGCGTAACGGGCGATATTAAATCATTTACGGCAGATGAGGTTAGCGATGGGACTCTTGTAGATTTTGTTCTAGGTAACACCAAGTCTCTGCTAAATAGTAGGGCTTATCTTGATGGTTCAAACGATGAGATTGTTCTTACAAGTGAAATAACTATGTCTGGAGATTTTTCAATCCAGTATTCATTTGTCATTACCGAATCAGGAGAAAGAATTTTAGGTAGAACGACTACTTATTTTATAGCGGCTGAAGGCTCGGGTGAAATAGATAAATTTAAAGCTCAAGTAGGTTCTAGTAATAACACAATGACTTTAACGTCAAACTTAAAATATGGAGAAGAAAACACTATAAAGTTTAAGCGTGTCTCTGGAAAAATAGGAATTTACAATGAAAGTGATACGTTAATTTCAAATGAAGTTACGGCGAGTGGTGATTTTGCTGTTAACTCATTTGGAAGAGCTAGAGGGCAGTATGCAAAGGGAGTTATTTACAATATTAGAATTGATACAAATAACGACGGAACAATTAACCACAGCTACAACGGATACGGAAATACCTTGTCTGATTGGCAGGATTTAGTTGGAAGCAATAATGCTTCTGCTGTTAATGGTAGCCCCGCTTTGTTTACAGGACAAGACCAAGATGGCTTTGTTAAAACTTGGTATGATCAAAGTGTAAGCGACCAAGCAGGAAATACAGCAACGGGTAATCACGCAACTCAATCAACTGCTGCAAATCAGCCTAAGATTGTAAGTGATGGGGCTTTAAATACCAATGGTGGTTTATTGTTTGATGGAATAGATGACAAATTAGGATTTACTGCCCTAGATACTGCTAACGCAGCTATGTTTAGTGTTCTAAGATTTAACGATGTGAGCGGGACAAAACAAGTTCTTGGCTCTAATGGTGGTGACGGGACTTTTGGTATAGATGACGAAGATACTTTTAAATATTCAGATAACTCAGGTAGTGAAGATGGAGACTTAAATGCGACTATAACAACTTCATCCGATTTTCTTTATTCAGGACTTAAATCAAGTTCAGGCAACACTATATCATTTTTTACCAATGGAATTGCTTCTGAGGTAAAAACAATTGCTGGCTCAGTTGAATCAGATACGATTGGAGGGCCAAACAATCATCTTTCAGCAAACTTAAAAGAAATAGTTATTTACAACACCGACCAAACAGACAACCGCACAGCTATTGAAGCCAATATGGGTGAACACTACAGTATTGACCTACCATCTGGTGTAGACCCAGGGTTTGACCAAGTAAATGGTTTTGTGTCAACTTGGTATGACCAGTCAGGCAACGGCAATAATGCGACTCAAGGGACTGCTTCAAAACAACCTAAGATTGTAAACGCCGGGTCTTTGATTTCTGATGGCATTTTGTTTGGAGCAAATATTAATCTTCCTCTTTCAGGAACAGGGTTAGATATATTCAAAAATGTATCGCATGGAAATATATTTAGCGTACTTAAACCTTTGGACACTGGAACTAGCGGAGACAGATATTTTAGTGCAGGTATAAACACTGGAACAAATGCAAGGTTTCTTTTTGCAGATTCTCAAGACACAAATGCTTCATTTAGAATTGGTGGTCGAGCATTAGATTCAGACAGCTTTAGTGATGAAGAAGGAACAACTACTCATAGTAATGCAGTTTCTCTTTTAACAGGATTTATTGATTATGAAAATACAACTGCAACATTGTTTTTAAATGGTACACAAATTAACACGGCCACTTTGGCTAATATGAGTGCTTCTGGTAGCACCTCTAATACATCAAGTGCCTTGGCTGCTATAGGTGACTTACAGTCCTCTGGTGCGCTTACCTCTGACTTTAATGCTAAAGAAATGATTATTTATAATACTAATCAATCCTCAAATCGCACTGCTCTAGAAACTAACATTAAAAGCCATTACGGAATATCATAATGCTTTACTTAATATACGCAAGCAAAGAAGCCGCTATTGAACGAGCCGACGAAGAAGGCAAGGAGATTGGCTTTGATTACTGGGTCGAGGGCAACGGAATAGGCACACGCTGGCTTACTTACCCTGACGAAACCATTGACCACACTTGGGCACTGGACGTAACGGACTACGACCTCGATGATTCTGAGAAAGCATCAACCGTTAACAACTACACACCCTTACCCAACGAAGACTAAATAATTATGGATACTATGCTCAGAGGAACTGTAGGATCAACTGGATTTTTTGCCTGTATGGGCTTACAAAGTATTAACAGTGTTGTTAGTCTAATTGTTGGTATAATGACTTTTGTTTTCCTGGGACTTTCTATTTATAAACTAATCAAAGATATTAAATGACCACAGAACTCATAGCTATGCTAGGCGGAAGTGCTTCTGGCTTTATCTTTAAACTGATTGGACAGCTTGTATCTAATCAGCAAGGCACCGTGGACGCTATGCTCAAGAAGCAAGCAGCAGCTGACGAAAGCCACCAGAAAGCCGCTACAAGGGGCGGAGAGTGGGTCAGAAGGGTCATAGTATGCACCGTCCTGTTTGCGGTCGTTATAGCCCCCTTTATATTGGCTCACAGCCCAGAGGGTGTTACGGTAGGACAGGAGTCCAAGGGTTTCTTTGGATTATTTGGAGGAGTCAAATACCAAACTCTCAACGGTTACCTGATCTTACCAGAGATACGTCAAACAGTTCTAGCCATCGTCGGATTCTATTTTGGCTCCTCAACTATTAAATGAATGAAATTTTACAAATCATATCATCCCTCTGGCCCATCGGTATTGGCATTATTACGCTTATCATTGTGCTGGCTAGGATGCACTACAATATTGAGGCTCTTACAGAAAAGGTAAAAGTTCTATTTGATTTTCACAACAAAAGAAAGAAATAATTATGAAGTGCTGCATCTGCAAAACTAAAGACACATTTATCAACAAGATAAAATCCGCTATATCTAGGCTAGTAGCTTGGGTAAAATCAATAATCCAATAACGAAAGATAATATTATGCCAATGGGAAAAGGAACATACGGAAGCAAAGTAGGTCGTCCATCTAAAGCTGCTA